TAATCCATAATAATCGTCGTGTGATTCTTATGGAAGGTCGTCAACAAGGTAAGACAACTACCTCTGCAGCCTATATTCTTTGGTACACGATTTTCCAAGCCAACAAAACTGTGGCTATCCTTGCAAACAAAGCAACTGCTGCTCGTGAGGTTTTAGATCGTTATCAAACAATGTATGAGTTGCTACCAAAATGGATGCAACAAGGTGTCACTACTTGGAACAAAGGTGACATTGAACTAGAGAATGGTTCAAAGGTATTCACTGCTGCAACAGGTAAGTCTGGTATTCGTGGTAAATCTGTAAACATGTTGTATGTTGACGAAGCAGCGATTATTCCAAACAATGTGGCAGAAGAATTCTTTACATCAGTTTACCCTACGATTTCCGCTGGTCAAACTACTAAGATTCTACTATCTTCAACTCCGTTGGGTTACAATCACTTCTGGAAGTTTTGGACAGATGCTGAAAAAGGTAGAAATGGATTCGTTAATCTATTCATACCATACTGGGAAATTCCAGGTCGTGATGAAGCATGGGCTGCAGAACAAAAAGCACAACTTGGTGAACTTAAATTTACTCAAGAGGTTCTTTGTAACTTCTTGGGTTCTTCTCTCACTTTAGTTCGTGCCGATACGATTTCTAGAATGAGTCCAGATACTATCGTCCACCAGAAAGATGGATTGGATGTGTATGTAAACCCACAGGCTGGTCATACTTACTGTATGGTCTGTGATGTGGCAAAAGGTGTTGGTGGGGATTATTCAGCTTTCCAAGTTATTGATATTACAGAGGTTCCTTACAGAATCGTTGCGAAGTATCGTAATAATGAAATCAGTCCGTTACTCTATCCTAATGTAATTTACAAAATTGGAAACGAGTACAACCAAGCATTTGTATTATTGGAAATTAACATTTCGGAACAGGTTGCTCACATCCTATATTCTGAAATGGAATATGAAAATATATTGATGGTTACAAGACACACTATGGGACAGACTGTTTCAGGTGGTTTTGGTGGTGGTAAAACACAGTTGGGTGTCAATACCGATAAAAAGATCAAACGAATTGGGTGTCATAATTTTAAAGCACTCGTTGAGGAAAACAAACTTATTATAAATGACGCTGATACGATCTCTGAAATCTCGACTTTTATTGAGAAGAAGGGTTCATATGAGGCTGATGAAGGTTATCATGATGACTTAGTAATGCCTTTAGTATTGTTCGGATGGCTTACAACTAACAGTTATTTCAAAGACCTAAATAATGTTAATCTACGAAATATAATGTACGCTAAACAAATGCAAGCGATCGAAGAAGAATTAACACCATTCGGTTTTTATGAAGATGGTAAGCCAGAGAAGGCTCCATTAAACTTCTAGAAATCGTGTAAAAACTAAATAAAATGTAGACATGAAATTGTCTAGGTAAACTTATTAACAAGGAGAAATACAATGCCGTTTCAACTATCTCCAGGCGTTGCAGTCGTAGAAAAAGATTTCACTTCTATCGTTCCAGCCGTTTCATCATCTATTGGTGCTTTCGCTGGGGTGTTCCCATGGGGTCCAGTATTGGAGCCTGTAACAGTAGCTTCTGAGAACGAATTAGTTCGTCGTTTCGGTAAGCCAACTGATAGTAATTTTCAATCTTTCTTCACAGCTGCGAACTTCCTATCTTATACAAACAACTTATTACTAGTTCGTGCAGACGCTGGATCTTTGAATGCGGTTGCGACTACAACTGGCGGTCTTGGTACTGTCACTGTAAACAATGCTGGTTCTGGTTATACTTCTACTGCTGCAGCACCTGCTGTAACAGTCGGTGCTCCTGACCAAGATGGTGGTACACAAGCTGTTGTGACTGCTACTCTTTCTGGTGGTGCTATTTCTGCTGTTGCAGTTTCTTCTGGTGGTTCAAGATATTCATCTGCTCCATCTGTAACTATTTCTGCTCCATCAGGTGGATCTGGTGCTACATTTACAGTTGCTATGACTTCTGCATCTATCACTGGTTTTGCAATTAGTGGAACAGGTGGACAATTCACTTGCGCTGCAGCAAATATTGCTGTTGCTGACTTAATCACTATTAGTGGTACAATTTCTGGTACTGGTACAATAACTGGTTATTCAAATCCAACTACATATAAAGTTTCTGCCATTACTGGTAGCGGTTCTTCTGTTACTGGTTTTACATTAACTACTACTACTGACACAGCTATTGTTACTACTGCTGGTAATGGAACTGGTTTAACAATAGTTAATGCATCTAATCAGTCAGTATCATCTGTTACTGTTACTGCTGGTGGAACTGGTTATAAGGGAACAGTTACTGCTTCTTTCTCTACTGGTACAGCAGTTGCAGGTTCTGTTACTGTTGGTTCTTCAACCATTAGTGGTTTTACTATTGTTACTGCTGGTTCAGGTTATTCTACTGCTCCAGCAATCACTGTTGCTAACCCTCCATCTGGAACTACCGCCACAGCAAACAAAACAATTTCTGTTGCTGGTTTAAAAATTATTAATGGAGAAACATACAATACCACTTATGTAAATGGTGCAGGTGTTGTTGGTCCATGGGCTGCAAAATATCCAGGCGCAACGGGTAACTCTTTAAAAGTTTCTATCGCAGATGCTGATACATTTGATGGTTGGACTTATGAAGATGAGTTTGACTCTGCTCCAGATACTTCTGACTACGCTGCTAATGCGGGTGCAACTAATGATGAAATGCATATTATTGTTATCGATGAAGATGGTTTAATCTCTGGTACATCTGGTACAATTTTAGAAAAATTTGCTTTTGTTTCTAAAGCAGGTGATGCTAAAAAAGCAGACGGAACTAATAACTATTACAAAAATGTGATTAACTCTCGTTCTGAATATATCTGGTGGATGGATCACCCAACTACAGTTACTGGTAGTACTGCATGGGGAACTACTGCTGCGTCTGGTTTAGACTATAAGAGTTTGAGTGCTGCTCTTACTATTTCTTTAAATGGTGGTACTGATGACTTAGCTGCAACAGATGGTGAAATTCAATCTGCTTATGCCCTATTCGCTAACGCTGAAGCATATGATATTAGTTTAGTTCTTGCTGGTAAAGCAACTGCATCTACTGCTACTTACATTATCAATAACATCTGCGAATCTCGTTTAGATTGCGTAGCGTTTATTTCTCCACAAGATGTAAGCAGTGCTGATCCAATTATCGGCTCTACTTCTACTGAACAGAATAAAGTTATTGCTTACCGTAATGAATTGCCATCTACTTCTTATGCAGTTCTTGACTCTGGTTACAAATATCAATACGATCGCTACAGCGACAAATACCGTTATGTTCCATTGAATGGTGACATCGGTGGTCTATGTGCTCGTACTGACTACACTAACGATCCATGGTGGAGTCCAGGTGGATTGAATCGTGGACAAATTAAGAATGTTGTTAAATTAGCATTCAATCCAAACAAAACACAAAGAGATATGCTTTACAAGTCTGGTGTTAATCCTGTGGTAACATTCCCAGGAGAAGGTACTGTCTTGTTTGGTGATAAGACTCTCTTGGCTAAACCTAGTGCGTTTGATCGTATTAATGTTCGTCGTCTATTCATTGTTATGGAAAAGGCGATTGCTACTGCTGCAAAATTCCAGTTGTTCGAATTCAACGATGGATTTACTCGTGCACAGTTCAAGAACTTAGTCGAGCCATTCTTGCGTGATGTCCAAGGTCGTCGTGGTATTACTGATTTCGTTGTTAAGTGCGATGAGTCTAACAACACAGGTGAAGTTATCGATCGTAACGAATTCGTTGCTGATATCTTCGTTAAGCCAAATCGTTCTATCAACTTTATCACTCTCAATTTCGTTGCTGCTCGTTCTGCGATTGCCTTCTCAGAAATCGGTGCGTAATTCAAGATAAATAGATAAGAACACAAGGAGAATTAAATGGCAAATATTGCTGATTTCAAAGCGCAGATGATCGGTGGCGGTGCTCGCCCTAATCAATTCCGTGTTGAATTAACATTCCCGTCATATGTTACATTGGGTGTAGTTGCAGGACAAAGAGCGCAGTTTTTATGTAAAGCTGCTCAATTACCTGCTTCCACTATCGAGACTTTACCAGTCTTGTATCGTGGTCGCCCAGTTAACTTTGCTGGTGAACGAACATTCC